CAAGGTTCGGATAGGGGCGGCCGGCAGCTTTCGCTGCACGCTTTGCGGACGCCTTCTTGGCGGCAGTTAACGGCTTCGACTTCCCCAAACCAGTGGGGCGCTTTCGATCCCAGATAGGCTTTTTCACGTCACCCTCCGCCATTCAGGCTTGTCGATCCCGCGGGAAAAGTGCGGGGTGTCCACCAGTTTAACGCCGTTGCCGCCCCACGAATTCAGCGGGTGCAGCGATTCCCAGAACGCGCCCAGCGGTGCCAGCACCGCCTTGTCGTAAGTCAGCGCGCCTTTCCAGAAAAAGTTCAGGTCCACGGCAAGACGCTGGAGGTGAAGGCTGTTCATGGTCCGGCTGCGACCGGCCTTGATGTGCAACTGCTGCTGCTCCGGGGTGCGGTAGAGTTCGCCGCCCGTGACAACGAAGCCGAGTTCAGCCGCCTTCTCGATCAACTTGCAGACATCCAGCAGGAACGCAGCCTGTGCAGCAACCCGGCTCACTTCATGATCTCCTTCAACTGGTCGCCCTTATCCTTGCTGCCCTGCGAGGAGCCAAAATAGTAGGAAGTGATCTGCGTCGAGAGCGCTGAGAGAACGCCCAAGATGTAGATGAGGATGTCCTTGCGCGTCGGCTCGACAGGGTTGTTATCGAACATGACAACCCCAAAAAGGACGAAGGTCATTGTCAAGAGGGTCAGCGCGAGGACGGGGGTCACGATCTTGTTCAGCAAAGGTGCTTGTGACGAAGTGACGATCTGCACCTCACGTTCCCGCGCCGAGTTGGTGTCCTTCAGAAAAAGTTCCAGTTCCTGAAGGTCGAGTTTGTTCTCTTCAAGTTTGAGTTTGAGCAGTTCCTCTTCATGCTCCATCTCAGCGGTCTTGAGCCGGATGATCTCGTCTGCCGTCATGTCAGGCTTGAGTTCGACGCCGAGTTTCTGCTCAACGTAGTCCTTGCCTTTTGCCATGACGGCATTGGCAACAAGACCCAGCCCATTGGCAAGCAGCGGCTTGAGGATAGCGGCGAGTGCAGCAGGAATAGCCATCAGCGAATCACCTTCCAGTTGTTCAACACCACCCAGACGTAGACCGCGCACACAGCCATCGTGAGCAGGTACGAATTCACGTACCACAGCGCCCAGAGGCCCACGACCTTCACCAACACCATCGCTGCAAGCGGGTCAACATGCTTGAACATCCAGTTCAGAAGCGGGTTCATCTCCCGCGCACCCAACTCCAACGCACGAAGCGTTGTCCAAATGTCAGCGATCTGGAGCAGGATGAAGATGATCAGAAACGCGGCGTTCACGGACGCTCCGATTCCTGAACCGGGTCGGTCAAGATCGACGTCGCCCGCGCCTGCGTGAGCAGGTTCTTGCTGACCAACAATGCCACACCGTCCTTGGTGCGCTGGTTGCCAAGATCAATCTGGCTCACCATGTTGAACGTCTCAAGCCACGCTTGCACCGCAACGTCGCTCTTTGCAGCCGTCAGGATACCTACGTACTCCGCGTCGGTCAGGCGAAAGCGAAAGGCCACCTTCGTGATGACCGGCGGCCTTGAATCGACCGGCGGCGGCTGCGGCACTTCGCGGTAACGGCCCGGATAGGCCGCCTGCACGAATTCAAGGTCGGCGACGATGGTATTCACGACTTCGCCGGAGTCGTTGAGGATTTCAAAGATCATGCTAATGGACTCCACACGATGAATACGCAGCCATTGCCGCCGGCCCGAGAATTTGCGGCTGAAGGCATGTCATTTGCCCCGCTTCCACCCCCCAAGCCCGCAGCGAGGGTCGCGACACTGCCGCCGCCACCGCCGCCAAAAATTCCAGCAGTTGACGCGACTGCGCTGCCAGCATTTCCGCCAGCGCCGGGGCCGCCGCCTCCGTTGGTGCCGCCTGCGGCTGCCGATCCGGTCAACTGAAATATTGAGGTTATGATTTGCGTCGAGTTTCCCGCAAACTGCTGCAAGCCCGAAACGGCTGCGCCATTTGCACCGTTTCCAGCATCATTACCCGGCTGCGCTGAACTTCCGCCGCTTGCGGTTGCGGCGGTGGTTCCAAATCCTGCTGCTGTTTGTGTCGCATTGCCCCCGCGCCCGCCGATACCAGCACCGCCGCCGTATGCATACCCATTCTCTGTCGCGGTTGTAGTCGAACTTGCTGTTCCGCCTTTGAATCCAACCCCATACCACGCGACCGCGCCGCCGCCACCCATAGGGTTCGCACTTCCTCCAACAACACCACCAACAATCGCATCGCCGCCGTCGCCGCCCGCGAAGTTCCAATCCCCGCCGCTTGCAATGCCCCCAAGCCCGCCGGATGTCGTTCCAACGCCAGTCGCTCTTGCTCCGCCCCTGCCGCCCTGCGCGTAGAGCGAGACACCGCCACCGATCACGGTGGTGTCGCCGCCGTTGTTGCCGTTACTGCCGGACACAACGCCCGCGCCACCTGCGCCAATGGTGATCGCAAGTTGCGCTCCGGCGTTGAGGCGAACGCGCCGGATCGCAAGGCCACCAGCGCCCGCGCCACTTGTTCTTGTTGCCCCGCTTGGCGCTGAAGCCGCCCCGCTCCCGCCCGCGCCGACGGCGAAGATCAAATAGTCGCCGGTGATCGGTGCCGTCCAAGTCATCGAGGCCGCGATCATCTGCTCGATGCGGTTGCCCACGCTTGCCGCGAGCGCGAGGCCGGGGTTACTGATACCTGCGAAAGTGCCGGGGTTCATCAGAAGTCACCCGCTCTGGTCACGATGATATTGTACGTCTCGGCGTTGTTCGTCGATGCGCGCAACGACCATGACGACGTAGCAAGCAGGATTGCTTGCTCAACAAAACTTGCCGTGAACACCGGGACAGTCGTGCTTGGCGTGATCGCAGGGACAATGATTTCCCGCAGCAAGCGCGAGTTCGTGCCGTCGTTCAAAAACAAACGGATCACGTTTGCCGTGGTCGTGCCGGTTGCGACGATACTAAAATCGTCAACACGCGAGCCGCTTGAGCCGCCCGTGATTACGGTGGCGATGGTTCCCGTGCCATCTCTGTTCGTATTGGCCGTCGTGACCTGAACAAAGGCGGTACGAGGAGTATTGGCGTAGTTTGCTGTAGTTGCCATGTGAAGTTACCTCAGACAATTCCGTAGGATTGGACAATGTAGTCTTGTGCGCCGCCCGTTGCAGTGGCAGCAATTGTGATGCTTCCCGCACCATTGGTGATCGAAACCCCCGTGCCCGCAGTCAACGTGGCTTTGGTCAGCGTGTTGCCAGTGGTATTGCCGATCAGCAGTTGACCGTTGGTGTACGTGGTCTGGCCGGTGCCGCCGTTGGCGACAGGAAGAGTCCCGGTGACCTGGGAGGTCAGGTCTACCCCGGAGAGGGCGCCTCCCAGGGTGAGGTTCCCTGAGCTGGTGACGGTACCCGTGAGGGTGATGCCGTTGACCGAGCCGGTGCCTACGACGGAAGTGACGCTGCCTGTGGCGGACCAGGAAAGCACTCCTGAGCCGTTGGTCGAGAGCAGTTGCCCAGTCGTCCCGTCCGTTGCCGGCAAGACGTACACCTGGGAGCCCGAGCTCGCCGGCGCAGCAAGCCCCACGAACCCCGAGGTCGACCCTGCGAGCTGGACCTGGGTGAACTTTCCGGTGGAAGGGCTGCCGGCACCGATCGGGGTGCCGTCGATTGCTCCCCCGTTGATGTCCACGTAGTCGTCCATGTAGAGGACATCGGTGCCGTTGACGTACAGGTGGGCCTTCCGCCCGTTCGGTATGGTGACCCCGAGGCCGGCCGCTGTCTTGACCGTGATGCTTTGCGAGCCCGTGGTGTTGTTCTGGACGATGTACTGCTTCTGGATCGTCGGGACAACCAGCTCTCTGGTTGTGCTCAGGCTCACCGCCGAGGTGACGTTGAGGACCAGCGCTCGCGCAGTCTGCGCAGCGTTGGAGTTCGTGTACGTCAGCGTCAGGTTGGCATCGGAGGGCAGGACGGCGTTACCGTAGCCGACGATCGCCTGCTCAAGTGCAGTGCCGAAGTTCGTGTTGGAGATGGTTCCCCAGGTGCTGGCGTTCTCTCCCGTCGCCTGGAGCTCGAGCTTGAGGTTTGTCGAATAGGTGCTTGGCATTTGTCCGTTCTCCTACGTCACGACCTGGGTCCAGGTCGCGGGATTGCTGTCATCCACGGTGGTCCAGACGATGCTCTGACCGTCGTCGATGATACTCCAGATGTTGACGGGGGTCAGGATCGCAGCAGCTGAGACGCCCGTGGGCACTACGTCCGCGCCTCCTGTGACCGTGACCACGCCGCTTGTGGCAGTGGCAGAGAGCCCCGTGACGTAGACGTCCGGGCCAAGGCCCACGGACACTGAACCAAGGCTCGAGGAGCCTTGTACGCCGGTCAGCACAAGCTGCCCGTTTCCTGTGAGCAGGACCTCGCCAACGGCGCCGGCGGCCAGGACACCGGTCAGGACGACCTGGCCCGTGCCTGTCAGCGTCACGGTGCCCAAAGAGGCCGTGGCGGCCACCCCGTTGGCCAAGACGGCCACGTCGATTGCGACCGACGCCGTCCCGACCTGGCCAGCAGCAGAGACCCCGGTTACCGAGACATTGACGCTCGCGCCCGTGCTGACTGTGACCGACCCAACCTGGCCGGTGGCGGAGGTTCCGGCGACACTGACGTTGGCGCCCGTGGTGACCGTGAGCGTTCCGACCTGGCCGGTGGCGGAGATCCCGGTGACCGAGACACTGACGTTCGTGCCTGTGTCGACCGTGACCGACCCGACCTGGCCGGTGGCGGAGATCCCAGTGACGCTGACGCTTGCGCCCGTGTTGACCGTGACCGACCCGACCTGGCCGGTGGCGGAGATCCCGGTGACGCTGACAACTATGCCGCCGCCAGTGGGACTTTGGAGCAGCGTCAGCAGTGACATGACTTACCCCAGGGTCTTGAGCCTGTCCAATGTCAGTTGGGTTTCCGTGAGCTGTACGTCAATGGCGTACACCTGTTGAACATCCCCCGAAGACACCGCGGTTGCACGAAGGATGTTCAGGTACGACACCCTGTTTTCTATCAGCTTGATGAGGTCTGGGATAGTCATACGAGAGGTATCAGTTCCTGACAGACGGTAGAAAGGTGAGCATTCAAGAACACGATGTCGTACTTGTCCGTACCGTCAATGGCTACATACGTTGCTACGCGGCCGCCCACCACTGCCGCACCGGTTTGGAGGAAGTCAGTTGGCGCATAGGGCGACAACACACGGTTCTGCGCGTCAAAGCGGAAAATCTGGTTGATAGCAGAGGCGGTGTACGAATTGATGTAAGTGTGCCGCCCTTCGTTGCCAAACGGCGCGTAGGATCCGCCACTGCCCGCACCCATTGTGACCGAGCCGTCATAGGTAATCGCGCCTGTCCACGTTCCGGTAATCGTGTTGGCAATGTCCAGAACGTCAAGCGTTGCCGCGCCGCCACGGAAGAAGTAACAGAACGAATGGCGAGCGTTTCGGGCTGTATCCGGCTGGATACCAAACGACGGACACCAGAACCCGCCCGCTGCGTTAGCGGCAGGGCCAGCGGCAAAGTAAGTCGTACTCCAGGCCGCCGAGGCAATGCTGTTGGTGCCGTTGTTGACCGTGGCATCGCCGTAGTTGTACGTGTAGACGGTCGTTACCGCCGAGGAACGCAGCAACATGAGGTTGGGCTGCTCGATGACGAACCGCGCTACCGCCGACGGCTGTGTCGTCCATGCCGTGCCAAGGGTGTAGACCGCCGATGGCCCTGCGGTGTGCGAGGCAATGATGCGCCGCTGTCCCACAGAGCCTGGGGTCGTCGGGTCGGCCACAATGCGAATCTGGAAGTTACGGTATTCGTTTGCCGCCACTACCGCATCGCCGCCCGACGCCTGACCCGTAATTGTTGACGCTGCGCTTGCCGTTGCGAGCAGGGCGTTAAGACCCGTGTCATAGGACGTTGCGCCCTTGACCATGCCTTCGCCGGGAAGGTTGTTGTACGGGACGTATTGCTCGTCAAGGACGGCAATAGCCGAATCCGTAGCGATGGTCGCCGGAAGGTTGGTCGTAGACAAGCCCGTAGACAGAGTGTTGCTTGCGACCTCGAACGACCGCCAGATGTTTGAAGCGGTCGTGCCCGCGCCGAGCATAAACACGCGCCCTGCCAGAATCTCGTATCGAGCGCCCGTAGCAGGGGTAAAGGTGAACGCCGCATCGACGTTAATGGTCGGCGCGGTGCCAGAAGTGTTGCCGGTAATCCACCGTTCTTCGGTCTTTCCTGCCGTGGTGTCAATGATGCGGATTTTGAAACCAAAGTCGCCCGATCCGCCACGGTTGGCGAGCATGTTGACGCCGACTGCGGTGGGGAACGCCGTGGAAATGACTACCGAGGTCGTCGTAGCGCCTGCTGCAATCGTGCCGACAAGGCCAAGGGACGGCGCAAAAGCTATCGCGGCCCCCGCGCCAAACGTACCGGCAAGCGCGGGAGACTGCAGAAAGCTCCATCCTTTGGTGACGATGTTGAAGCGGTTCAGCACCGTGGCCGATACCAACTGGTACGCAAACGGATTGCGAACTACAGTATTGCGAAGATCAGCGGCGACACACACAGCAGCCGCATGGGCGTTAGGGGCGGGCGCTATCTGCCGCCACACCAGCATGTCGATGACTTTTTTCCACGTGTTTGCCATTAGGTAATCCTCGCCCGCACACACTGCGCCCATGCCGTGCGGTTGTTGTCAAAGATCTGCATACGGGCGTTGTAGCCGTCAAAACTGTTCAAGGCTGTCACTGCCGTTACCGTGCTGACGGTCGTTACCGTGCTGACGGTCGTTACAGTCGTTACCGTACCCGACTCAACAACAACCGTGCCGCGCTGACGCTGCAACGACTTGTCGTAGCCCAATGGGGCCATGAGCATGGAAAGGATACGAGACAGCATCCCCCGCGACTCCTCGTCGCGGGTAGGCATCGGGTTGGCCTCAGACACGTCCGTCGCAGCGCCGTCTGCCCCAACACCGATCTTCACCCGCTGATGAAGTACGCCACCGATGTCATCGGCGGCAATCAGCGCGCCTGTCCCTGGTGTGTACCCTACGTCATCGGCCATGGCACTTCTCCTTTACGCGATCCGGATGATGGCGTTCGACGCGTCGGCGGTCGGGAAGATGATCGTAAACGTGCCGCTGGTGGAAGACTTCGACCCGCTAAAGTCCAGGACACAGACAGTGGGGTCTCCCGCCGCGGTGTCGTTGTAGATCAACGCTCCGAAGGCCGTGATCGTTGCACTCGTGAACGACAGGTCAGCAAAGTCCGTAAAGCCCGTCGTGCCGCTTGTCGTCGGCGTGACGTTGGTCAACGTGCCCCCGCCGGCGCTGTACGAGCCCGAGTTCGCAACCTCACCAGACGCCGTGTAGGCCGTCGTTGCCGCAGTGAACGACGGGGTGTTGTCGTACAGAGCGAGCTTGAAGGTGTTGCCCGTGCTGGCGGTGAAGTTGTGAACGGCGCGCATCAGCTCCGACTTGAAGCTGGTGCACATGAAATTTCCGGAAAACGCCATGATCAGTCTCCTAGCAAGTGGACCAGCTCGGGGTGCCCTGCTTCCCGAAGCCGGTGGGAAATCGTAGAACGCTCCTGCTCAACCGCCTCTCGCAAGGCCCACGCAATCACGTGCGTGATGCGCTCCTTGAACGCCCGGGCCTGCGCCTGCACTGCGGGGTGGGACTGGTCCCCGATGTAGACGATCTTGTTTGCCGCGCGCTGGGCAATCTCCTCAGCGTTCCAGCCGCGGTTGTCCGTGGTGGCCACCATCACGTTACCAAGCGAAGTGGACATCTCGAGATTGATCATGGGCCAGGGGACTCCGATTTCAGGGGCAGGCGAATCATACCATCTCGGTATTCGTCCCGACGACGACGGCCCTGCTGCTCAATGCCCAGGCCCTGGATCGCCTGCTTGTAGGCGTTGGCAAAGTACTGAAGCATCGCCTCCGGGCCCTTGGTGTAGCTGTAGGCCTGCACAAGGCATGCGTACAGAAGCGCCTCCGGAGCGTTCTCGCTGATCCAGGTGGTGGTGTTGGTGGAAGACAGCTGGGGCGGCCGGTAGATGTACCCCAATTCGACAGGGAAGGCCGCGTTGGGAGTCGGCGCCACGTAGAACGTGTTCTGATCCCACACTGAGTAGTACTTCGGAACACCCGTGCTCGCCCCATTCGGCCAGTACTCCTTCATGAACGACAGGTCGCGAAAGTCCAGGAAGATCTGCTGGCCCGCCGACGTGATCATGATGTAGCGATGCGTGAGGATGTTGTTCGGAGCAGTCAGAAACTTGTTGCCGCTCGTCATGTTCCCGCTGACCTCGAGCTTGAACACATCAAGGTCGATCTCGCGCAGGATCTGGTTCTCGGCCATGGTGATGAACGTGTTGACCACCGTTGCGGTGAACACGTTGGATCCCACCTCGGTGTAGTTGCGAATGGCCGTTACGAGATCGTCGTAGGTCATGACGTGACCACCTCAACGAACCCTACCTGGCCTTGGGCAACGATCGGCTGTCCGACCACGTAGGGCCGCATGTCTGCTGTGCCCTGCACGCTTCCGTAGCTCTGGAAAGCGCTAAAACCCGGCGACCCGACAAACACGGACACCGGCTCAATACGGTTCGGCCGCGGATCGCGCAGCGCGATGGCGTCTCCGCGATACTTGAGCGGCTCGAGCTGTGGCTCCTTGGGCTCGTAGTCGTCGGGGCAAACCATGAAGCCCTTCCAGTTCTGCCGAAGAACGGAGAGCCGATACCGCTGCCCGCAGTAGTCACAAAGCCCGAGAGCGTATCTTCCCTTGGCAAAAGCCATATCAGTACCCGGTATCGGGCACGAACTGCACACTGGCAGTGTCCCGATCCTCTGTTGCGGCGCGGTTGAAGTCTTCGTCGTAGATCGCCTTCAATGCCTGTGCCCTCTCCGGAGCAAACTTCAAAGAAAGGTAGTAGGCGAGCCCAGAAGCCAGGCAGGGCAAAAACCTGAAGTTGACGTCCGCGTCGTTCGTGTACGCGCCGGCATCCTGGATGCGACGAATGCGGTAGTAAACGAAGGTGTACGTCTGGTCAGCTGCGGGGTAAAAGAAGGCCTTCGGAGTATTTGCACGCTGCACGTAGAACTGCGAGGGCCGCGCCTGAGACGTCTTGTCGGGCACCGTCAGCCAATCCTCTCGACTGATGCGCTCGATATAGATGTCGGTTGGTGTCCCCTGCGAGTTGTCGCGAATAATGGCCTCGAGGACGTTCACCGTGTCCAGGGGCAGCGTGATCTCGTTGACCCCCTGTGTCAGGGTGTACGTCGCCTGCTCCACGGTCCAGAGATTCAACCCCCGATTGGCCCAGTCGAGGAAAAGCAGGTTGAGCGAGCGGCGCGCGGACGTGAGCTGGTAGCCCGTCGTCGCCCGCATGCCGCAGCGCTCAAACGCCTCCTCAACCAGGTCGTCAATCGACAGGTTGAAATCTGTGGTACCGGAAGTGGCCATCTATCAGCCGCAAGATCCGCCGTAGCGCATCTTCTTGACGCCCTTCATCGCCATACGCTTGTGCTGGCTGATGGCCCCGCCATCCTTCGCCATGACGACCTTTTTCGTGCCCATGCTCGAAGAGGGGGCCTTGCGGCCGCCTTTGCCACTGCCCACGCATCCCGCGCCACGCGAAGCGGCGCCCATGCCACGACCTGCCATGTCAGTACCCCTTCATTGCGCGCCCGCGCGCGTCCTTGCCCTTGGTCTTCATGGCGCGGCCCTTCTTCGTTGCCGCACCGCCCTTCTTCATCCCGGACCGCGTCGGTTTCGGGGGGTTTTTCATTGGTCCAAACATCAGGGAGTCCTCGAGCTTCGTAGCTCATCCAGTTTCAGTTCCAGGCGATTGAATCGTTGGTCCACGTGAGCGACAAACTTTTCGATTCGATCGTCCACCTCTTTGCGAGTGATATGCTCTCTTGCGATCTCCTCCCGTGTTCGATTGAGGAGGATGTTCAGTCGGGAAAGCTCGTCGAACTTACCCTTGAGCATGAATCCCATCACTGTCACAATCGTTGACAAGACGATGTTCCAAATCATGATTTCCACGGATCAGCACTTCCATCGTTTTCGAGCTTGACGAATGCGGCTGTCTGGGTCGCGGGCGGTTTCTGGGAACTTGCGCATCTGGCCTTCGGAGCGAGCGCAATAGGACTTGCGCCGCTTGGCCCGAGCAGGGCTCGGGCGGCTCTCGGTGACAGCCGTCTGAAGCTTGCTGCCGGGATTGGCGCGGCGATATGCCGCAACGCCTTTCCGGGTCATGCCGGCGCCAGACTTGGTCGAGCGAAAGTTGCCGCTCCGAACCGAGGTTTTGATGCCCATGCCGCCAGCCATCAGGCAGCCGCTCCTCCAACAAACAGCACCGTTGCACTGAGGACGTTTGCATCAGCGAACGTCACGTGCACGCCGTCCTCAAACAGAATCCCGTCATCCGGAATGATCAGGTCGTACGCGCCCGCGGCCGCCGGCGTTCGCAGTTGAAGCGCGATGGTGCCACCTGCCCCACCGGTGCGCAGGGTGACGATGGAGGCGGTGCTGCCGCAGGTGTAGTAGACCCCCTGCACTCGAGTGCGCCCGTTGACAGCGGCGCCCGTCGCCGTGACGGTCTTCGCACTGACGTCGCTTGCAAAACTCATAGATTGCTCCTGGCAAAAGCCAGGACCCTCTCACAAGGGCCCTGGTGGATTAGGCAGCAGCGGGGTTCTGCGAGCCGTCGCTCAGGCGCTGCACGTAGCTGACGGTGACGATGGCACGGCCTACGCCGGCCGCCGTGCCCACCGCATAGCGGACCCAGAGCGGCGTATCAGCGGCCGTCGAGGTCTGCCAAGCAAGCTGCGTGGTCGCCGTAGCAGTGCCGCGGAAGCGGCCGCCCGCCGTGGTGGCCACCGCCGCCATCAGCTGGGAGCCGCCAGAGGCATTGCCGACCGAGATGGTTGAGGTGGAAGTGCCGCCCGGAACGACAACCTGGTCGACCGTGATGTCGACGATCTGTGTGCCTGCCGGAAGGTTGCCTACCTGGGCGTCGACGTTACCCACGGCCGCCGTCACGACGCCGGTGTCGTAGGACTGCGTGAGGACAGTAAGGCCAGTGTTGCGGCCCGCTGCGACGGTGCCGTCCTTAACGGTGCCGGAACGGAGCGGTCCGGAAAAAGTTGAAAAAGCCATGGTTGTATTCCTTTTGCACAAGTCACCATGCTGTCGGTGCAACGTCTCCCAGGTGAGTCAGCATGGCCAGAGGTCCTGGATGTACGAGAAGGGGGCCTTTCGGCCCCCTTCCGTTTCTGCCGATCAGCCGCCGGGCGAGCCGAACATGCCGCGCGGGTCGCTGAAGCCGAAGCTGTAGCGCTCGCGAGCCTTGTACCGCACGTTGCCGGTTTCGAAGTCGCCGTCGAACCCCGTCTTGATGGCCACGCGCTGAAACATCTTCATGCCGTTCGGCGCGTCGGTCTTGATGAACCAGGCGTCCGGGTCGGTCAGGAAGTGGTTGATGACGTAGCCCTGCGGGATCATGCCCCTGTTCTTGATGGCATTGATGTCGTTGTCCGTCGTACCAGGACGCAACGTCGACTTCATGAGGCGATCTGCCGTGAACTGGAGCTCCTTCGGGAGAATGAGCTTCATGCCCTGCACCGCGATCTTCAGGCCGCGTTCGTCAGTGAACGAGGCGATGTCGATCAGTGCCTGCTCGAGAGAGGTCTCGCTCAGGTCAGAAGCGGTCGACAGCTCATTGCGCAGGTTCGGACCGGTGAGCGTCGGGTGGTCATCCGCGCAAAGCGGTTTGCCATCGCCGCCGATCGAGGTCGTGAACGCGCCGTTGAGCGTGTCAGCGGCCTTGATCTGCTTGGTCTGGGACATCGAGCGCGCCAACGCTTTCGTGTACCGCGCCGAGAGCTTGTCGTAGAGGTTGTCCTCCACGGCCTCTTCGGTCAACGCGAACGCGAGCGCGATGGTCTCGTGGGTGTAGCGCGAAGTGTAGACCTCCTGCGCCTGGTCGAAAGCAACACCCGAGCCTTCGGACTTCACCGGAGCCTCGGCAAAGCCGGACTCCATGACCTCTTCCTCGAACGCACGATCGGAGGTCTCCGTCGAATAAATCTCGGAGTGCTCGTTCTCGTAGTTCTTGTACTCGAGGCCGAACAGAGCGTTCAGGCCTGGCTCGAGTTCCTTGACAAGCTGTGCACGTGAAATTGCCATGTGTGTTTACCCCTTACTGGCCTGCCACACCGGCACTGCCGTACAGGTGTTCGTTGATCTTTACCACCACGACGGTGAAGTTCTCTCCAAGGTTGTTACCAGGGATGTCCCATTTGCCGATGAGCTTGAGATTCAATGCCGCCGTAGTGGCGATGGTCGAAGAGTCAAGCGTCATGGCCGAGAGGCCGGTAACAGTCGAGCCCGTGGTGCTTGCGGTGACGTCGGCATTCTTGCCAAAGTCCGCCTGTACCGCGTCCTCGTCGCCCTGGACGATGAACAGCTGGTTCGGATCGTCGATCACGTCGGCAATGATCTTGCCGGCGGTGATGTCGACGCTGCCCGGGTAGTAGTTCTTCCAGGTAGGCTTGCCGCTCGACGGGTCGATGTAGCTGCACCCGTTGAAGACGCCGACCGCCGCGGTGTGCGAGGCCGGAGCAAACTTCAGAATGTAGCCGTCCTTGAGAGTCACCAGGTCGCCCTGGAAAATGGCCCCGGCCTGGTTGTCCTGTATCTCGTAACCGTACTGCTTCTGGGAACCAGTCGCAGAAAGGTTGCCGAGAGGACGCAGGCCAAAGGGCTTGTTGATGTTTGGCATGGATGTGTGTCCTCAGAAAGTTATTGACTGACCCCGCTGCGCGGGCTCCCAAAGGAAACAGAGGACCGGCGGTTAGGACGCTCGATGCGCGTAGTGGAATGCGCATTGTTCTTCAGGAGCTCGTTGTCCGCGGCCTCCATCTGAGCACTTGCCCGACTCTGGTAATACGCATTGCGCTCTTCGACAGTCTCCTCAGGGATACGCGCCAGGAGAAGTCCGCCCACACTGATTACGCCAGCGTGTCGGCCATCGTCCACCGTGGGGGCTGGGAAGTCCGGATACTCGTCCGCACGCACAAACTCGTACCCCTCTCGGAGACGGCCTGCGACGTTCGAACGATCTTCCATTCCGGCCGCTGAGGCCCGAATCCATCGGTGCTTGTATCCCGGAGGCGCCGGAGGCGCATCCAGACGCGAAGGGGGTGCCCACGGGCGACGTCGCGCGGTCTTGGCTCGAGTTTCAGTCTCTCGCGAAGCGCGGGTAATGGTCAGTTTGCTGTTGACGTCCGTCATGTCACTGCTCCTTTACGTACTTGGCGTATTCCTCGAGGGGAACGCCCAACTTCTTTGCAATCGCCACCTGACTCGGGGTCAGCCTGACGGTGCGGCGCGCAGCAGTGTTGATCCCTGCGGATCGAGAGGCTGGTGCGACGGTCTGCACGGTTCGAGTCGTCGGCCTCTGCATGCCCGAGTTCTCTTCCGCAAACTTCTGCGGAAAGGCCTCTCGGATACGTTTGTCGATCTCATCATAGTACTCATCCGAGTTGGGGTCAAACCCCTCTGCCTGAATAAGCTGACGATGAATGCCCCACGCCGCGTGGGTCATGACGTTGTCCCGCCCGTACCACTTGTTCCGCTCCGCCCACTGCTCCACGCGGGGGTCGACGGGCTGGGGGGACGGGGCGGGCGCCTGCGCAGGCGCCGCCGCGCGCTGTTGCTGCTGCGCGGCCCACGCGGCACGCTGTGCATTGGCCTGGTCGACCTGGTTCTGTTCGTAGGTCAGCGAGGCGAGACGCTGCTGTGCCTCGGTCTCGGTGTCCACGTCCCCTTCCTCACGGGCCTTGCGGATAATCTGCTTGAGGGCCACGACCTGTGTCTCGATCCGCCCCTTGGCTTCGGTCAGACGCTCCTCGTCGCTGCGCAGGTAGCTCTGCTCGAGCTGACGAGCACGCTCCTGGACCCGCTGGGCGTACTCCACCGCGGCCTGTTCCCGGCGCTGCGTCTCCCGGAGACGCGCGGTGAGCTTGTCAATGCGCTTCTTGACGTTGTCGCTGTACTGATCCAGCTCCTTTTCCGCGGGCGCCTGCCGTGCCGGCGCGGGCACAGGGGCGGCTTCTGCCGCAGCGGCAGGGGCCTCTGCTACTTCGACGGTCGTCGGATTCTCGCCGTCGCCCAAGTCAAACTCGAGTTGTTCACCAGACATCTGTTCTCTCCTTACCACATGTGAAGAATGTCTTCGGGATCGTTGACTATCCCAATGACCTCGTCGTCGTTGATCAGCCGGATTTCTCCGCCGTCAATCGGGATTCGCGCTCCCGCGTAACGGCCAAAGATGATCCAGTCTCCCTGCTTGCACCACGGGCCGGTGGGAAACTTCCCCTCGTCCGTGTAAGCAAGCGCTCCGACCTTGAGTACGTATCCGCACACGGTCGAGAGCTGCTGCTTGCGTTGGGTCTCCTCGGCAAGCGCGATACCTCCCTTGCTCTTCTCTGCCCCGCGATACGGGAGGATGGCAATGCGCCATCCGGAAGGGGTGGGGATGCGGTCAGTGACAGCCGAGTCCAGCTTGTCGGGGCGAAGCCCCTCTGCTGTGTACGCGTCCTCAAGTGAGGGAGCGCGCTTCTCCTCCTGCCACTTCTGCTCCAAGGCCGTCAGTTTTCTAGGGGTCTTGTCCATAGGCTCCTGCTTTGCTGGGATTAATCTTGGGAATGACGCTTCACGCGCTCTCTCACGGATTCTTCCATCAGCTTGCAGGCCTCAATACGGCCCATGAGAAACCGGTAGCGATCCATGTCTGTGATGGATCCGCCAAGGACGATTTCCTCGGAGCTCTTTCGCAGCTCTCTGATATCTTTGAGTACAGCTTCTGCAAATTCAAGCATGGTGGAGTTCCATGAAAAGCAGGGAGATAAAACGCTCTCCCTGGGTGGCGTCTAGTGTCAGTAAAACTTCACCGGGCGATTGCCGTCCTTCTTCTTGCCCGTACGAGCGGCGCCGCCGTCCCGCATCTTGCGGGTCTTGCCCGCCTTTTCGTAAGCGATCGCCGCGGCCTGCTTCGTTGCCGCGCCAACGCTTGACGGCTTGCTGGTGCCGATCTTCCCTTTCTTCTTGAAGGAACGCACCATCTCACCGATGTTCGAGCCGATCGTCTTTTGGCTTGATCCACGCTTCAAAGGCATTTACCGCCCTCCTCTTGTGGCCTGCACTTGCAGGCGTTGTTGATCCGTTTCGGCCGACTGCTGAAACTTCCTCTCCTCAAGGCGCAGTTTCCTCTCGTTCAGGCCCAGCTTTGCGTCTTCCGTCTTGGCGCGCAGTTCGATTTCCTTGCCCTTGAGCGCAACCAGCGGATCTTCCTGGCCTCCGCCAGTAAACTGTTCCTGAAGGCCTCGAGCTTCCTGGAAGTACTCCGTTGCCTTGATGGCAACCATCGCTTCTTTCTGAAGCGCGGAGATCATGCGGTCAGGATCAGTGCCGTAGTCCTTGAAGAGCGCTGCCTCAACGTCCTCTTCGGCCTTGATACGCACGTGCTCGAGGATGTGCTGCTGCAGCAGCACGGCGGCAATCGGATTCGCCTGAAGCATGGGCGAAAGTCCCATCATCAGGTGCGAGGCAATGTGCGCGTCGTGATGCTGACCGGCAAACGCCTTCAACTGCATGCCGTTCAGCACGCTCGCGTTCTCTGTCGCCGGGTCACGCGGCATCTGCGTGTTCTGTGGCAGAAGAATTCCGTCGATATCGCGCACGTTCAGTGCGGCGTACACGCGATAGTAGGCCTCGTACAGGTTGTGCATCTGCGGAGCGCTCTGTGCCATCTGCAGCTGCGTCTGGGCAAGCTGAATGCGCTGCGCGGTACTGAAAATGTTCGGGTCTGCGACCGGAAGGACCGCGACCATCTCGTTAAAGTCAAGGCGCTTGATCCTCCTGCTCGCTCCGGGCACCTCGTACGGGTACTCATCGGGCAGATGCTGGCCAAAACCCTCGGCAAGCAGGCGAAACTCGATCGACTGCGCGTAGTGCAGGCGCTTGTGGATCGCGGACATCACCATCGAGCCGCGCTCGAGCAGTGCGAGCGTCGTTCCAACCTGCGCGTACTGGTTTCCATCGCCTACCTGCATGTCTGCAGTGCTCGAGAGCCGTTTTCCAGCGTCAACAAGGATCCCCAGCAGGGTAACCAGCACCTGACTCGGCTCTTTGTAGGGCAAAGGCATCAGCGAGGACGAAAGTTCGGCGCCGCCGGCGTCAATATCCCGCCATTCGCCGGGCTGGAGCGGCGTGGAGTCGTCCGCGATCCGCGCGCCACGGGCCTTGAAGCCCGCCGGCAGGTTCGCAAGCGTTCCCGCGTCCAAAAGCTGCCTCAGCGCCGCCGATGCGGCCTTCGAAAGGCCTCCGATGAGGTGAACAAAGCCCAAACCGTAGGATCCTGGGCCCTCAATCAGCACGTAATGCACGAAGTGGTTGCGCCGGCGCCTGCGTTCGTCCTCTTCTTTCCAGTTTCGGCGGATTCCGATGACACGCATGTCGTCTTCTAGGAGCGTGACGACGTAGGGAAGCTTGATTCCGGTCGGATTTCCCTTCTCGTCGAGGTCCTCAAAGCCCGGAATGTCGAGATCAACGATCATTTCGAGCAGAAAAACCTCGTCTATCGACTCCGTGGGCTGGATTCCGACCACTTTGTCGACGGCGGACTGGATTTCACTCGGATTTTCAACAGCCAGCGAGGGCGGAACCGCTATATCCAGGTACTCTCCGGCCACAACACGCCTGCGAAAGTCGTTCGAGTCCATCGCAATGCGGTTGGTCACGCGCGGACACTGCGAAACGACGCTCGAGCCGTTGTACGGGAGGTAGACATCGTCCGCCAGGCACAGCTTGGAGACCATTCGACCGAGGTGTTTGTCGTAGTAGACCTTCTTGAAGGCCGATCCGCCGTACCCGGTGTAGTACAGGAGCTGGTCAAACTCCGGGGTGTACTCCTCCATGACGGTCGTGATCTGGTAATTCATGAAGTCCTGCACCCGAGCGGCCTGCTGGAACTTGTCCACGGTCTCCTTTCCGAGGATCTGAGTGCGCACAGGGCCGCCGGCAGGCATCAGTTCGCGCAGCGCCTGCGCCTGGAACTGGATGATCGCCTCCTGAAGCATCGGATGCGACGCCCCAGAGGCGCCGCGGAAGGGCTTCGTCCGCTCTTCGATACGAAGGCCCAGCAGGTCCAGGCCCTTGGCGTAGAGCTGCTCCCAGTCCGAGCGCGAGGCCTTGTCCGCATCGAACATCGCGGAGACGTCCAACGCGATACGGGCCATGGCCCCTGGATCAAGGACCTCGGCAAGGTTCGCGTAGAAGTCAACTTCGCGTGTCTCGGACTCACCGAGCTCGACTATCGCCCCGCCCTCGTCGTCGATGACGACTTCCACGTCAGGCAACGCGGCCGCCTCTTCGGCAATGACCAGGATGCCGCCCTCTGGGGCTTGGTTGATAGCCTTGTCAATTGGCATGTTGTGATCCTAATACAGTTAGTAGCGCTTGGCTAGGTGAAAAGTTACTCGACGGCTCCCTGATCCAGCAGCATGCGCCGCATGCGGAAATAACGGGCGTACGGTACCTCGCCGGCTTCGTACTGCCGATCGAGCTCGTCGAGCATGAGGTTGACCTCGTTTCGCGGAAGGGGCGGAGCCTGCGGAGCTTCGGGCGCATTCCCGCCGACGGGCTGTGCCGGGCCAAGACGTCCTCGTATCTGTACTCGAGTCGCCTCCTTGTTCCGGTTCTTGAACTCAAGCGCCAGAGGCGGCAGATGGCTGTCGTACTCGGTGACGCCCGCTACGTTAAGTGTTCGAAAAAGGTCCACGACTTGCTGGTCGTACGGCGTCATGACCGAGTTGCCCGTCTTTCGGCCAGCACCCTTGACCTGGGTCACAATAGGGCCCGCGCCTCCAGTATCTTTGACCTCTACTGTGGTGAGCGGAAGGCCCCGCTCGTCCCGAAGCGAGTAGATCCTGGTCGTGCCTTCTCGAAACCCTCTTTTTGCTTCAGCAGAGTAGGTGCCTTCTTTGGAGTAGCCACCAACCGAGTGGCCGATGTACGCGCCCTCGAGCTCGGTGGCCTCCGGGTCTATGATCTGCCGCCACGCGTAGCCGGGCGAAGGCGAGCCTTCACCGTAGGAAATGAGCGGCTTGCCTACACCTGCCTCGAAGGGTTTGCCGTCCACAGGCTTGTTGTCCCTGATTCGAGAGAGCAGTGCCTTGCGTGCGTCCAGCTGTTCCCTGGTCTTCACCGACCCCTTGATCGCATCCTCGTACCGAAGATTTTTGATCTCACGAGGAGACAACGTGCCCAGGTGATCCACCAGGCTCTTTACCTTCAGGATCTCGGACAACGCGCCATAAGGCTCCATGTCATAGATCGGCTGTCCTTTCTCGATGGCCACCCGAAGAGACTTCGGAAACTGCTCGGGCATTATGCCCTGCGCAATGAGGAGCGCCTTGAGGTCCTCTGAAGCAGGGGACCCCATTTTGCGGCCTTCAAGGGGATGCACTGCCGGCAGGATTCTCTCTTTTGGGGGCCTACCCTTTGTAAAGTCCGGGTGTTTGTATCCCAGCAAAGCGACAGAAGGGTTGATCTCTGCAGGACGATTCCGCTCGGCAAGAAGCGCTTCGGTTGTCTTTTCCCCAAGCCTTTGAGCCGCGCCCGTCTCTACTGAGGCATCAGGCAGGACCTCATACCGAGAACTCCCTATGGGCTCCTGCGTAAGAACCATGCCTCGCAAACCCGTCATCTTGTCGTAGATAAGGTTGAGGTCCTCGAGCGCGGCTTGCGCGCTCGGAGAGGGGTAGAAAGTGGTCTCGCCCGTTGCGGGGTTTACACGAGTCTTTCCCTCCCTGGCAGCGGCCGTCATGTAGGGCCGTATCATCCCCGGCTCCTGGAGCTTGCTGGTGACTAGCCGTCCTTCTTTGATGGCCTTGAAGATCGGATCGTCTTTTGTTCCAAACTGGTTCGTGAAGTAGTTCCGCACTTTCGTTTTGAGGAACTCTTCGATTGCAGCAGCCTGCTCCTCGCTTAAGCTGCCCCTCCCCACGCGGCCTCTAAGGTACTGCTGCCCTTCCTCGATCGTGCGGTTAACGTAGCCTTTTGGATAGCGTGTGTCCCCGTAGGATTCGGAAGGTCCCCCCTTGTTACTCATCGGAACGAGCGGCGCATCTGGATAATCCAGCACGACCCCTTCGCCTTTCGGCCGCACAACCTGACGCGGTTCTACTTTCGGCAGCCGCGGAACAGGCGTGAGGTTCTCGGCAAGAAACTTCGTCATGCCAGCAGGGCCGGATACCGCTTCCTTGCCGTACTCAGCAAGCTGCTCCGCTGCGTTCCACGCAGTCGCTACCGGTTCACGCGCCGCGCCTTCCAATGCCGCAACCGCCGCATCATAGACCGACGTGTCATACGGATCTGCCGTACCACGCAGCTCCTGCGGACTCTTTTGACGCTGCCGCTCCATGAAACCGCGAAGCGTTCGGTACATCGTCGGAGGAAGCTGGGCAAGCCCTTCGTACACGTCGACGATAGCTTTGCCGCCCACCTGCGAGAGGTATGCCGGATCGTACTGAGAAGGGTCTTTCCAGGTTCCTGCGTTTTCATCAACGGGCCTCCTCTTCGGCCGCGGTTTCGGCGGTACAGGGACAATCTTTGAAAGATCTTGCGCCATCACTTCTGCTCCTTCTTTTTCGCAGCAGGCGGAATGCGGATCTTCACTGGTCTACTTACTCCCTTTGATTTGGCGTACGCCACCAGCGGGTTAAAGCTTTCCGCCGCGTCGGCCACGTAGTCGTAAGTGTCCGTGACC